CTGCTGACATAGCAGAAGCGGTTGTAAATTCATCTCCTAATTTTTCATAAGTGATAGAATCGTCTGCCACACCAGCTCCGCCATAAAGGTCTGTGAAGTTAGCTTCGGTCTTAGTGAATGCAGCAAATAAAGTATCCCCATTCCCTGCGTCAGCAGTACCTATTGTTATGTTTTGTTGTGCCATTTTGTATTTTTATTAGTATTGTGTTGCGTCTGCCTTATATGTTGTTGTATCTGACGTTATGTTTGTTGTATCTACCCTTAAAAACGAACCGTCTGCATCAAAGGGATAAACAATACCCCAGTAGTTGGCCTCGTTTACATTACCAAACCAACTAACTGCGTATACGCTCCCCCAATTTATTGTGTTGCTCATCCCTCTTTATTAAATAACTATTTAATTTAATTTCGTTTTCTTTCTTAGGCTTATAAACCCTCTTCTTTTTTCTACTCATAAAACCCACCCAGTAAAGTTTACATCTCTCTCTGGATACATACCGTCATTCTGATTACTTGTAAATTCAGGATACAAAGAACTATTATAATTCATATGATCCATAAATCTCTGCGTATAGAACTCAGCAGTCTCATTAGCGTGGTCAGCTAAATTCCTAATCTCTGATTCAGTTACAGATGTAGCATTCTCAGAATTATGTTTATATATTCCACCATTAGATATTTGATACGCTGCATAAGGGATATAAGTCGCTTGAGTATACCAAATAAGCATAGGCTTAATGTAGTCTTCAACAAGTGTTTGATAATTACCGGTTAACGTACCCGCTATAATATCAGCCTGTAGCTTTTCATATAACTTAGTACCTAAATAAGTTTGAATCTCTGTGTCTTGAGCGACCTCAACAAATTGAACTAGTTTGTCAGCATCAAGATTACCGTCAAATATAGACTTTCTCTTTAACTCTTTTAATGTGATAAATAATGCTTTCATACTATTCTTCCTCGTTAGGTTCTACTGTTTCTGATTCTACTTCTATATCTAATAACTCTTCCTCTTCCTTTTGACTAGATAACTTCTCGCCAGTCTCTTCCTCTCTCTTAATCTTAGTCGCAATATTGTCTAACTCTGTAAACTCTATTGGTTGTAGAGTAGTAAAGTATAAGTCTAGCATAATACCGTTAAAGGATAATAACTCTTTGAAAGCATCAATAAGTAGAGTCTGGAAAGGTCTAATAACAATATTATCCATAAGTATAGATGCAGTTCTAAGTTCCTCTGCATTATTACCAAAACCTGTATTATCTTTAATACCCAACAATATAGGTGATACTACACCGTGTCCAATCATAATCTTCTCTCTACTTTCCTTAGCAAGGAAGTCGTATTGAGCGTGTGCATCAGGTAAATGTATAGGTTCAACAGAAGCCTGTGTCTCTGAACTCTCATTAAAGGCCAGGATAAATCTACCTGCATTAGAAGACCCACTGAATTTATCATATATCTTTCTCTCAATAAGTTCTTGTATCTCATCTGTAGGCACACCATTATTGAAATTAAGTAATAAAGAAGGCTGTAATCCATTCTTAATATTATTCAAGTGATAGTTAGACACCTCTTCCTCTAGAGAACAGTATTGTAAACACCCTTGATAATCTACAGGAGAATAATAATAGAACCCTGCTCTATACGGTTTAACGCAGTATATTTCAATCTTCTCTGTCTTACTACCGTTTTTATATGAAGGGATTCTTTTAGGCTTGTCAGAGGGCTTTATATTGGCCCAGTCAGGGTGATAATAATAACCCTTTACCTTACCGTCTTTAGCCTTCTCTGCTCTTAAAGTCTCCATAGGGAAGTGATATAACCCTGCAATCTCTGTCTTACCGTTCTTATAAACAACCTGTATTGCAGCCTGACCTAGCATCTTAAGGTCATTAACCATCTTCTTTACATCACTAGGTCTAAGGATGCTTTGCATCTTACCAAACATCTCAGGCTTTTCCGTTGAGTCTGTTGCGTTTAATCCTCTACCGTAAACCATATCAACGATACCGTTAATACATCTTGAGTTTGTTGGGCTACCTAAATATCTCTCAATCAATTCGTTGAAGTAGTCATTACTCTCTCCATACTCCACCCAATCATTACGAGTATTCTCTTTTACAGTTGGGATTTCATAACCAGATAGATTTATAACCCTCATACTTTGATTAACTTCTTTTGGGGTCTGTACTTTCCTAGCTGATCTTATGTTTTTTCGACTCATATTATAATATATTGTTGGTCTTCTGTTTCGGCATCATATTGGTTATATTTATCCGTGTTTAATGTGTGAGATACCGTTGTATCTGTTTTAGATGTACAATACACTTTATCCCTATAAAGTAAAGTATCACCCTGTTTAACCTCTATTGAATAACCACTGTCCTCAGATAGTATACTAAAGATGCAGTCTATATCAAGGAAGTTACCATTAACAACAGACGTTAAATCTGTCAACGTCTCTGTCTTCTTAGTACCATCCTCTTTAATCACTAAAGCTAAATCATTAGCTTCAATATATTGTCGAGGGATAATACTTAGTGTTTGTGTATTTGTGTTTGGTAATAACCTTATCATATAAGTATAACTAAATAAGATTAGTTTTGTTCAAAAAAAAGAGGGTTACATTTCTGCAACCCCCTTGAATTATCAAACGAATACTATTAACTGTTTGTGCCTGCTGTAACAGTAATAGTTGATGCGAGTGAATCTATAGTGTCAAAAGGATAGTTTGCATTAGACTCCGCAGATGCAGAAACATCTAAGAAGTTAGCCGGTCTACGCTCCATACCTGAAAGAGTAAGTGTGTAACCACTTAAGTCTCCCATAGCAGCACCAGTTACAATTGTTCCTCCAGAGACATCAGCTCCGTGTTCAAGACCCATAACAAAAACATTTCCGTTATAGTCTTCAACAGCAACGTGAGGTCTTCCGTATGCTAATAACTTGATTTCTTTGTGATCCTCTTTAGTGAGTTTCTTAAGAGTCAAATTTAGCGTTTGCTCAAAGAATGTCGTACCATTCTCTCTAGAAGAAGTGATAGTTTGCTCGAAGCTACTATTCCCCTTCAATTCATATTTATAAGCAGTAAAAGTTCCAGACAAATCTGTAATCTCATCCTCGGTCTTTGCTACAGTACCTAAATCTCCATAATCGATAAAGTATACCGCTTTTAGACCGCCAACTACGTCTTTGCAGGGTTCTTTTCTACCTTTAGTTAAATCACAAGTCATATTATTTTATATTAAAAAAGGGTAGGTAGATAAATCACCACCTACCCTCTTAAGTTAATTAATTATCTATTCTTAGTTAGCAGAGTTAGTGATACCGTAAGTTACGATGTCATCAACAATACCATACTGTACACCTGCAGTAAATCTCATTACGATTCTTACGTTTTGAGAACCGTCAATATCAGCCATATCGATAACTTTAACTTCGTTGTGGTCAGATAATAGACCTGTACCGAAGAACAAGTTAGACTTCTCAGCAGCGATAGCTGTGTCAGAAGCAAGACCGTTAGCTACGAATAACTTAACACCATCAAAAGTTAGTGATCCGTTATTCCACCACTGAGTACCCATACTGTTTGTACCAGCAGCACCTAGTCCTGAAGAACCAAATCCACCTAAAGCTCTTACATAAGCTCTAGCGATATTTTGAGAAACATATACGTTTAAGTCCTCGGCTCCATAAAGTGCAGAAGGAATTGCGTCTACGATTTTACCTAACTCGTCGATTACGTTACCAGCAGTTACTGCAGTACCTGCAACTTCGTTGCCAGAAGGTAGAGCAGCGTCAGCAGCTAATAAAGTAGATAGTCCGTCGAATTGTCCGTTTGTAGAAGTATCACCTGTCCAAATAGAGTTCTCAGTTCTTTGAGCAACTTTAGCTGCAACGTGTGCAACAAGGAAGTCAGAGAATTTAGAAGGCATATTGTGATGCGCAGAATACCCCATAGATAAAGCCTCCCAGTCAGCTACAAAGTCTTTCTTACATAATTGCAAGTTCACTTGTTGCTCTTCTGGTTGAAGGATTCTTTCAGTTAGTGTAACAGTTGAAGTAGGATCAAAGTCACAAGTTGCATCCTTAACGATATCGTCAGTAGCCACTTTTTTGATAACCTCTTTTAACTTTACATTTGGTTTTACAGTGATACCACCGTTAGAGATAGTAGCACCTTCGAGTAGAGCAGCAGCGATATATTCACCGGCAAACTCTCCTGCGTAAGTAGTAGTAATTGATGTAGTTGTTGCCATTTTGTTTGTTTAAATAATTGTGTTTTTACTTGTTTAATCTCGCTAAAACTCTATCGAGAGTTGTTTGTGGTCCGTTCTGAGCATACAAGTTTAAGTTCTTGCTCTCAGTTGCATTTTCAGGGCTGTGAGTTAAAGGCTCTTCGTCAGCAGATAGTTCTTGAGGAACTTCTTGCTTAGATTCTTCTTTAGCCTCAATCTGACCCATTAATTTTTCTACCATAGCCTTAACTTCCGCTAACTCTTCCTTAGTGGCGTAAGACATTTCAGTTTCAGGCTCCATAGCCTCAACTTCTTCAGAAGCCTCTACGTCAGTAGCTTCCTCTAATTGTACTTCCTCTTCATTAACCTCCTCAGTGTTAGACTCAAGTTGTACTTCTTCTTGTACATCCTCTTGAACTTCTGCTGGTGCAGCTTCTTGAGTTTCCACTTCCTCAGTTGAAGACAAAAGCACTTCTTTCAGTTTAGAAACGATTTCTGTTGCTTTCATATAAATTAATGTTTATAATTATTACTGATTAAAATAAAACTGTTGTATTTTCAGGTGCCGTCACCAGTCACATTGCCAATACCTTGCGCCCTTAACGAACCGTTACAACACTTTTTAGAATAAGACTTACCATCTTTGCATAAGCATCCTCTTGTGCCACCCTTAGGTGAAGAATAGCTTGGGGTTTCTTTCATTCTTTTTTTCATTAGCTAAAATTTGCGTTTTGTGTTCGTTGTATAAAATAGATAATATCCCATATTTTAGCTGTACCACCGTTAGCGGTTATTCTCCACTCTGTACCATTGGTCACAAAATCTGCATCAGCGTAGTATTGGAATACACCGTGAAAGTCGTGGGTTACATCGTTGCCCTTTGCGAAAACAATATCACTTTTGATTCTGTCGTATGGTGTTCCATTACCACCTTCAAAGTGCATACTCAAATAAGTTTGATTTGCATTAGCAGCAGAGTATCTAAAAACTACTGTTATTTGGTAAACATCGTTTTCGTTTACCGCCAATACCTTAGTACCGTTGTAAAAAGTAATTGAAGGATGACTTCTGTAAACAGTTCCTGCGTTATTAGGTAATACAACCTCAACCCCATCCGCTAAGGATAGTTTATTTAGTGAAGTGTAGGTGGTGTCATCATATCTTGCCCAACCTCCAATAGTAGTAACGTTTTGTGGATATACAACTACGTTATTATTGTTATGCCCCATATAAAGAGCTGAATCAGTGCGTAGCATTGCACCATTCTCTATATTAACTGAATCTACCTCAGCCTGGGTGGTGTCTTGAACGTGAACTCTATATGAAGTGTTTTTAGTTGTAGACATATTTATTGTTTGGGAACGCAGTTAGGCGCTTTTCTACCGTCTTTAGTCTTGAAACCGACCATCTCATATCCTTCTTGACAAGGATTAACTTCTTCTAACTCATTTAAACCTTTTAGCTTAGACTCTGTCCAATTAAGCATACTCTTACCTCCCCAGAGCAAATAACTTATAGTACCACAAGCCTCAGGCTTACTAGGATTATAATATTCAGCAGCTCTACTTAAATAAGAATATATGCGTTTAAGAGTTGACACTGTAAACTTCTCACCTCTAGCTAATTGCTGTCCTCTAACCTTGCCAACTTGAGTTGCACACTTATTACCTAATTCTTTGTTTCTTTCAATACCTAATTTAGCGTTATTTGATGCAGATTTAGGATATCCACCATAAGACTCTAATTCCACCTCTTCAGATAGGCTTTCTAAGGCCTCTAGAAGCTCATATTCGGCGTTTAATTCATCTAGACACTCTGAACACATATTTTCAGGTAAAGACTCCTTAGGACCATCCATTTTGTCTGCAAAATAGCCCTCTATAGAGAAGCCTTTTACTTCACCTGCTTTAACTTGGTTCCAAACGTCATCATTATTGACTTTTACAGACACCATCCAAGTCCCTACAGGCAAATTGAACTCATACTTTCTAGATTTATCTTGTTTTTCGTCTTCTATAATCCAAGATTCAACAACAGACATACCTTCTAGCTGAATTTGATGCTCTAGAGTACTATTATTTTGATTACCCTTCATTAAAAACAGTTCTGAAGCCTTTCTAACGGTATCTTCAGAGAAAAATATGTAATATTCATCCTCACCACTGTTTCTATATATCTTTTTATTGGGTATTAGGGCTGCACCCATCAAGATCCTCTTTTCCTTATCTACTTCAGCAAGTTTGACTTCTTTATGCTCTTTTAGAGCGATAAAATCCTCTTCAATAGCAGGATTCTCAACGACAGAGATAGCTTCTATACCACTAAACTCGTTTTCCTCGTCTATAATAAGTTCTATAATACGTTCCATATATAATTAACTATTTTAATTGTCTTCGTTTCAGATTTACCCTAAAGCACTAGTCTCTGTGATGTTTCTGTCAAGCTCACTAGCATTCTTGATATCTTTATGCACTACAAACGCTCTTAGCGGCTTCTGTTGTTGTGATTGTACCGTTTGTGCTAATTGTGACTCTGGTGATGCGCCTACTACGTTGAAGTCTGGGGCAGATATACCTGCCCCTCCTCCTGCGCCTGTGTATGAACCAGCAAAAGAACCCAATCTTGCTTCTGCGGCTTTTGCTTTTGACTTTGCTGCTACAAATTGAGCTGTTATTGCCGCTGCAGAGGCAGCATATGCAATTAAAGCAGGTATTGCTGCAGGAAAACCTAAATCACCAAGAGTTTTACCAGCACCTAAACTTAATTTAGCCCCTAAAGCACCTTGATCTGCTAATATTTGTAATGCTAATTGTGTGGCTTGTATTCCTGCTGAAATTTGAGCCATTTTAAGTTCTTGCTTTATGGCTTGTCTACCTATTTCAGCTTTTTGTTCTTCTGCATCTTTTAATATATCAATTCTTTGTTTTTCTGTTAGGCTCTGATTGGCTAATAATGTTTGAGTTCTAGCATCAACTTGATCAATTTCCATTTGCCTTTGACTTTCGAAAGAACTAAACAATATTTTATTTACATTATTAATCTCCCTAGAGATTTCACTCAGTCTACTTTTGAAGTTAGCTCTTTCCTTGGCTGCTTCTCTATCTGAAATTTCTCCCCTTAAATTAGCGTAATAATCTAGTATTTTTTGTTTTTCTTGTTGGTAAAACAAAGTATTATCTATATCTTCGTAATAAGAATCTAGATTTTTTAATGCAACTTCCTCCTCCAGATCTATTCGCTCTAAAGCATTCTCTTTTTTGAATTTTAGCAAAAATTCATTTTTTTCTAGTTCAGCATCATAAGCAGCGACTCTAGCATCTGCTAATTCTAACTCAGATTCTTTTAAGTCAAAATTAATTTCTATTTCTTCTTCTTTTAATCCTAAGGATATTGAATTATTCTTTATAGATTTATCACTGTACTTATTTTCAATATCTATTCTTTCTAATATTAAATTATTCAAATTTCTTTGTGCTGAAGACCTTTCACCTAAAGTATAGTTTTCTTCATCCGATATTTTCTTTTCAAGATCAGATTGAGCTTTTTTTATTTGTAATAATCTCAAGAAATCATCAACCAATACATTAACATTCTCATCACTATAATCAGATAATTTAGAAAACATTTTATCAAATTCTTTAAATTCAGCACTTAAGATTTTTACTTGTTGTCTTAAATCTTCACCCGTTTTCTTTATCCTAGTTCTTTCTACAGTTCCCCTCTTTGTTCTTTGTTGTGCTGTTTCAAATTCTATTTTTGCTAAAGCGTTGAATTTATCTATTTGAATTTGCAGAGAATCATTCAGTTTATCCGTCTCTTCTTTAGCTTTTTTTGTTGAACCTGTAAAATAATCTATTGCTGCAATCACTGCTTGAAAAACAACTATATACCCAAGAGGACCTCTAAATGCTTTCATAAGGGAATCAAAACCTTGCTTAAGCCCACCCGTTGTCATAATCAGGGTTGTCATTAATGTAGACAATTGAGACAAGTTGTTCGCTATACCTCTAAATCCATAAGGTAAATCTGAGACTGTACGACCTAATTCAACAAGAGTAGCTCCTGCTAAACCAGTTTTATCAACCATATTTTGATTAGTTTTAGCATATTCATTGGTGCTAACCCTAACCTTATTTATTTCTGCGTCTAACCCTTTTATCTGTTTACTAAGATTCTTTACGTTTATCTCACCGCTTTTCGACTCTACCTTTATAGTATAAACTATTTTTTTATTGTTATCAGCCATTAGTTCTTCTCTTTATCGATTCTTTAAATTCTTTTAGGTTCTCAGGAGCTTTATACTTACCCTTGGCTATATCTATTATAGGGTCTACCCCATAAAAATCACTTGCCTTCAATAATTCTATTACTTGTCTTATCATACATTAAAATTCTGTTGCATCTGCAGTGATTGCTGTTGTATCAGATGTTATCGTTGTTAAGTCGGCTGTTAAATCCCCTGGCTCAAGCTCCTCTAGTGCAAATACATTCAACAATTCTAATTCAGATTTACCTGTGTTTAGATTGCTACTTATTGAATTTATTCTAAACATTTTGTCTTGTATCCTTATCTGGTCGTTCAGTCTTAATGTTGTAATTATCTTAGGTGGTAAATAAGCAGTTACCTTAAACATTCTTTTAGCAGCATTAAATACACTTTCTATATAACTCTTATAGTAAAGATTGAATAGTGAATTAGTTCTACTACCGTAATTCTCTCTCTGCCACTCATCATATTCTTGGTCAAAGTTTAATGAATATTTAGGTGGTGTACCTATCTGTATTGCGTTGAGGCCTGAATCAAAATAGGTTGGAGTACCGTCATCATAACTGTTAGACGGTCTGAAATAACTATCTAGCGCAGTCGAATAAGGAGAACTTGAAATCCAATTAATTTTACCAGACCTATTAGAGTTAGCATTGCTTGCTTCAGGTAATCCTTCTTCAGCTATAGCGTAAAAAATCAAAGGCTGTATAACTGTTGGGTCATAATTATTATCAGCATTAATTTCTCCTGTAGCACAATATCCCCATTGCACCCCTGTTTCACTAGTTGCATTAGGACCTAAACTACCTGACAAGTCATATAATCTTTCATATTTCATATGAGAGAAGGGCAGACTTATATCATACTTTTTAGCCCTGTCTATAGTAATGCCCTCTTGAGACCTTACAAGCTCCCTTACATTATATTCAGAATTACCAAAGACCTCGTTGAATTGAGCAAAGTGATTCTCCATCAAAACAATATCTGTATCACTATATTGAAAGTTGATATCAGTATAAGGCAATATAGTACTAACTGTATGTTGATTTACATCTAAATGATTGTCAATATTGATAACACCAGTTGAAGGATTATGAA